CCCCCTACAAAGGGCAACGGAAGGGCATTAAACCTGCCTTTCATGGCTTGATTAGAGAGTACCTAACAAGTGCATGGAACTTCAATGTAACTGAAGGCATAGAGGCTGATGACGCTGTTGTTACCTATGCTGAGTCACTGGAGGAACCGCACTTTATTGTTGCAGTTGATAAAGACTTCCTCCAGAAAGAAGGTTGGCATTACAACTGGGTGAAGAAACAAAAGCGTTATGTGTCAGAGTGGGAAGGTATCTACAACCTATACAAACAGGTGTTAGTGGGTGACGTTGTGGATAACATCATTGGTGTTAAAGGTATTGGTGATAAGAAGACTGATAAGCTTTTCGCTGAGTGTACTACTGAAGTAGAACTCTTTAATACCTGTGTTGAAGCCTTCAGCGGTAATGAAGATAGAGTTGTAGAAAATCTAAAGTTACTTTACCTGCAACGGTATGAAGGTGATATATGGCATAAAGGGAAACTTGATGAAAGTACAGTCAGGAAAGGCTAAAGGGAGACGATTGCAACAATTAGTTAGAGACGCTATTCTGGATATGTTTCCAGAGTTAGAACCAGATGACTGCCGCAGCACGGCAATGGGGAGCAGTGGTGAAGACATCCAATTATCGCCAAAAGCGAGAGCAACAATTCCTATTTCTGTCGAATGTAAAGCTAGAAAGTCCTTCAAGACCTTCTATGATTTCTACGAACAAGCCAGAGGACAAGGAAAAGGAGAGCCTGTCGTTGTCATTAAACAAGACAGAGCCAAGCCTTTAGCATTAGTTGATATGCAGTTCCTACTTAAACTCTTAAGGGATAGTTATGAGCATAACAAAGTGTAAAGGGTTTGGTTGTCCTTTAGCTAATTACTGTGAACGATACGAAAAAGATGCTATACCAACTCTAGGGGAACACTGGTTCAGAGGTGTTCCCTTTAGTGATGATGGTGGTTTGATTGAGTGTCACCACTACATTGACAAAGAAAATTTAGCAGTAAAACTTATAGAAAGGTTACAGAATGACAAAGATGGAAGTATCACTACTTGATACGATGGGAAGTGATGACGGTGTTGCTAATGCAGCACGAGTATCATTCGCTAAAGATGCAAGTAACTTTACTGATGAACAGAACGACAAACTAATTAAGTATCTGGCAAAGCATAACCACTGGAGTCCCTTTGCTCATACTAGCTTGCAGTTCCGTATCAAGGCACCTATCTTCGTAGCTAGGCAGCTTGGTAAGCACCAAGTAGGGCTTGTGTGGAACGAAGTGTCACGTAGGTATGTAGACTTTGAACCAGAGTTCTATATGCCCTCTACGTTGCGCCTAAAGGCTGATAATGTAAAGCAAGGCTCTAGTGACCAGATACTAGACCTCACTGACTGGCGTTACATGGAAGCAGAATCAGTTGTTAGAGACAGTGCTTTCCTTTATAACCAACTACTCAATGCAGGTGTATGTGCTGAACAGGCTCGTATGTTCTTGCCACAGAATATGATGACTGAGTGGATTTGGACAGGTAGCTTGATGGCTTTTGCTCGGGTGTGTAAGTTGAGGCTTGATAGTCACACACAGAAAGAAACAAGAGATGTTGCAGAGTTGATTGAAAAAGAAATTAAAGAGTGTGGTTTGTTTAATGTATCTTGGGAGGCTTTGAATGCGTAATGTTATTATTAAACTGCCTGTTGGCAACTCAGGTGAACTTCAATGCGAGATCACTGAAGAAACCTTTGGTCATCAAAGTAGTTGTGGTGAAGTATTATCTAAACTATTAACTGCGTACTATGAGTATCCTATTAAGGTAACTGTAGAAACAGACACAGATGTTCTTGATGGGTTTGAAGCCTACAAAACTCGTAATATATTTAACGAAAGAACTGAATGAGACATTTGATTATACCTGATGTGCAAGTTAAACCTAACCAAGATATCTCCTTCCTTACCTCTGTTGGTAAGTACATTGTTGATATGAAGCCTGATGTCATTGTCTGCATTGGTGACTTCTTCGATATGCCTTCATTGAGTGTTTACGATATTGGTAAGAAATCCTTTGAGGGTCGTTGTCTTAACGATGACCTCGAAGCAGGTAAGAAGGCAATGGAAACTTTGTTGCAGCCCATCAGAAATGAGCAAATGAGACTTATTCGCAATAAGGATAAGCAATGGAAGCCTAGAATGGTATTCACTCTGGGCAACCATGAAGAAAGAATAATGAGGGCTATTGAGTCTGACAGGAAACTAGAAGGCTTCTTGTCCTATGATGATCTGGGCTTAGAGGAACAAGGTTGGGAAGTTAAAGACTTCTTGGAGGTGGTTGTAATTGATGGTGTTGCTTATAGTCATTATATGGTTTCTGGTGCTATGGGACGCCCTATAGGGACTGCACAGCAGATGGTAAACAAGACCCACATGAGTTGTGTAGTTGGTCATCAGCAGGGCAGACAAGTGGCTTATGGACGCAAGGCAGATGGCTCCAGCATCACCTGTATCATTGCAGGTAGCTGTTATGACCACAACGAAGACTACATGGGCATACAAGGCAACAAGCACTGGAGAGGTGTTGTAGTGCTTAACGAAGTTGAGAACGGTAGCTTTGATGAGATGTTCGTTAGTCTTAAATATCTGAAAGGCAAATATGCTTGAAGAATTGTTCACTATCTTCTTGACATTCGTACCTCTGCTGTGTATAATTTTTTTAATGGTTAAGCACTTCTTCGAGGAATAAAGTATGCGGCAAGAAATCGTAAACGGTAAAAAGTACATCTTTATGCAGCACAAGCTTACACGGGAGACAGGCAGTGCTTGTTCTCACTGCATTGCTGATGATGATGAAGCCTTATGTTCTATATTATCAGGAACAGATTGTGTAGGCGGCTACTTTCAGAAAGAAGGGAACATTATGCAGGTAGGTGGTACACATTATAAAGACTTACCAATTCAGCCTTTCGATATTATGAAGGCTAACTTTAAGAAAGAAGAATACGAAGGTTATCTCCGTGGTAATGTCCTTAAGTATCTTCTTCGGTACCAGACTAAGAACGGTGTAGAAGACCTGAAGAAGGCTTCACATTACCTAGATGAACTTATAACTTTTTTAGAGGTGTAAAATGATTATTACTACCACTGACCTGTGTGAGAGACTTAAACAGATTGACGAAGTGACTCTCTTGGAGTTGCTTCATATTAGAAGTGAAGATATTGTAGACAGGTTTGAAGACTTCATTATTAAGAAGTCTGTTGAACTACAGGAAGAATTAGATGATAACGATGAGGAAGAATATGACACAATTGGTTGTTGATTATAGCAGAGATAGTTTGTTTGATGAGTTGGGACTAAAGAGGCTCAAAGAGTCTTATATGCGTCCTGACGAGACGAGTCCACAAGATAGGTTTGCTTATGTTGCAGAAGCCTTTGGTAGTTGTCCTGCCCATGCACAGAGACTCTATGATTATGCTAGTAAGCATTGGCTTAGTTTCAGCACACCTATTCTTGCCTTCGGTAAGGACGCTAAAGCAATGCCTATTAGCTGCTTCTTGCCTTATATGGATGACAGTGCAGCAGGGCTAGTTAATACCCTGTCAGAAACTAATTGGTTGTCGATGATGGGAGGTGGTGTAGGTATCTCTGTAGGCATCCGTGCCAGTGATGGTAAGTCTACAGGTGTTATGCCTCACTTGAAAGTGTACGACAGTGCTTGTTTGGCTTATAAACAAGGTACAACAAGGCGTGGTAGTTATGCTATGTATCTGGATATTAGCCATCCTGATATTACTCAGTTCCTTGAGATGCGTAAGCCTACAGGGGATGTTAATAGTCGCTGCCATAACCTGCATCACGGTATCAACATCACTGATAAGTTTATGCAGATTATTGAGCGGTGTACCAGTGACCCTAAAGCAGATGATTCATGGGACTTAATTAATCCCAATGATGGTAAAGTCTACGAGACTGTATCTGCTAAAGAGTTGTGGATGAAGATTATTGAATTGCGTATGACAACTGGTGAGCCTTATCTTCACTTTATTGATACAACTAACGAAGCATTACCAGAGTATCAGAAGGCTATGGGTTTGAAGTGTCATGGTAGTAACCTGTGCAGCGAGATCACACTGGCACAGAACAAAGACAGAACCGCTGTCTGCTGTCTTAGTAGTGTTAATCTGGAATACTGGGACGAGTGGAAAGATGATGGTTCGTTTCTAACTGATGTTGCAGAAATGCTAGATAACGTGTTAGAATACTTTATCACTAATGCACCAACAGAGATCAACAGAGCAGTATATAGTGCTATGCGTGAACGTAGTATCGGTATTGGTGCTCTAGGCTTCCATGCCTTGTTACAACAGAAAATGATTGCCTTTGAATCACCAATGGCAGTTGGTTTAAACAAACGTATATTCAAACACATAAGGGAAAAATTAGATGGTGCTAACAGCTTACTTGGTATACTGCGTGGTAGCTGTCCTGATGCTGTTGAGTCAGGGACTGTACACAGACGCTTCAGCCATCTCATGGCTATTGCCCCCAATGCTAGTAGTTCCATTATTATGGGTAATACTTCCCCATCTGTGGAGCCTTTCAGGGCTAATGCCTATCGTCAAGATACCCTTAGTGGGAGTAGTATCAATCGTAACAGGTTTCTCGATAGCATTATTGACCTCTTATATAGAGAAAAGATTATCACGATAACCCCTGAAAAGGTTTGGGAAGATATTGTTAGTAATGAAGGTTCTATTCAGCACTTAGACTTCTTCTCAGAACATCAGAAAGAAGTATTTAAGACAGCAATGGAAATAGACCAACAGTGGGTTATACAGCACGCTGCTGATCGTCAGGAATATATTGACCAAGCACAGAGTATTAACTTGTTCTTTAGACCTGATGATTCAATCAAGTATATACACAATGTACACTTGAGAGCTTGGCAGTTAGGTTTGAAGACACTGTACTACTGTCGTTCTGAGAAGATCGGTAAAGCAGACAAAGTGAATAACAAAGTTGTTCGCAGAGTTATTGATGAAGAAACAGCTTGCCTAGCTTGTGAATAAGTATTGACAACATAGCCTACATAGTTTATTCTATGTAGGCTTTTTTATCTCTAAGGAAAATATGACAACCAACTTCGACAAAGTAGCAGAGTTCATGCTGACTTTTAAACAAGACGTAAACAAGACTCCTACGTTCCCTGACCATGATACTCAGAATCTTCGCTTGAGTCTTATCAAAGAAGAGTTTGAAGAGCTTATTGAGGCTGTGTACTACAGTGA